GCGTAGGGACCTTTTTAAGGCCGCGAAAATGACAATGACCGAGACAGAATTGGCGGATGGGACTCCCCAAACGCGAGGCCAATTAATGGGTTCTGTTCTTAGTTTCCCGATCTTGTGCTTGATTGTGTTTGCTACCGCAACTTGGAAGGAGAAGTTGTATGATGATTGGGTAGAAATGCGAAAGAAAGTAGGGTCGAAGACCGATCCACGAGGTGAAGAATTTTCCGCCTGGCAACGACAAGTGAAGGAATGGACTCGTTGTGGTGTGAACGGAGATGACCTGGTAAAGGATTCGGGGAGAGGGGAGGGAGTTGGAAGGTGGATTGAAGGAGTGGAGTTGGTGAGGGGTAAGGTCTCGAAGGGTAAGAGCCTCTTAAACCCGCATATTTGGACGGTGAATTCGGAGATGTGGCGGTGTGGTGAAATGATACCTTTCGTGAGGCCTAGTGTCTTTGCGAGTACTAAGAAAACCGACTTTCGCAGGGAATCCGAGATCTATCGGAAAGCCGTGGAAGAGATGGGATTAGATACAAGCATTGTCCTAGATACCACACGATTGGCGTCCATAAATCTTCTAAAACTCCCCAGGGCGTTGGGGGGGGATGGCAGTCTAATGAGTGGAGATGCCTACGAGAAGATTACCGCTCGCGAATTCGAAAACATAGTTCGTAACTGCTTAATGACTAGGGAACGGGGGGTGAAGAAGATGTGGGTCCCGAAGTCGTTGGGTGGGGAGGTATGCACGGTGTTCGATGACGGATGGCATGCGACGGAGATAAAAAGGAGGGAATTCCGTAGCTTCAAGAGTGACTGGAGGATCCGGCTGGAAATGGCAGATGTCGATTTCTCAAGAGAGGTCAGAGAGTGGGACCTTGAGAGGATGATAGATTTCATCTATTACTGCGCCAGCATGGAGAGATCCGGTTACGAGCTTGTTGAGTGCGATGAACGCAGCATCACGAACGTCTGGTTGAGGGGGCTTGAACTACCGGTGCGCATAGAGGGACCTTGGAGGACAGAGGAGGAGATGGTCACCCGTGGATATCGTGAGATGGATGTGGGAGAGGGAGGTGCCGATGTAGATTTTCTCGGCTTAGTGAATAATTTTGTGCCTCGTGAATTTGCCGAGGAAGTTGTTAGCCTTGAGATCGATATCGATGCGGAGGAATTCCTCGAGTTCGGCGTGCTTCAGTTGATGGAAGCACAATTGGGACGTGATGCAGGTCCAGCCGAATTCAAAAAGAAGGGAGATCCTGGGTGGTGGAGGGCCTTAGTTCGGCGTCAAGCTGAATTTCGGCGGAACCCGGATGGT